TTGGTACTTTAAAATATCTTTTGTATATTTGTACCATAGTTCTTTGAAAGTATTGAAATTAAGATAGTATCTGACACTAAGTGGAAGTCAGACTAAGTTATTCCAGCATTCACAAATAGTCAGTACCGAAAGGAAAACGACATTGGGAACGTAAATAATAACCTAAAAATATTGGTCTCCTTTCTTAGGAAAGGATGAAAGTTATGGTTTTTATTTATATGGGTGAGATAAACAAAGCTATTTTTTTTTTAAAAACATTTGGTAGTGTAAATTATTTTACTTACCTTTATAGTGTTGAGAGTGGGGGTTTTTTATGCAAGGTCAGTTCCAAGGACGATTCGTTTCCCTAAAAAAAACGTAAAAGACAGGAGAGCGTGTTGGGTGAGTGTCGGTCACCATTTGAGGCTTCAAATAAAATCAAAGATAGACAACACGATGTGCAAACTTGTATATTAAAGTAGTCCCTTTTAATGATGGGCTTGTAAACAGTAAAGTTTGCTACTACTATGTAAGATTCGTGAAAAAAGGGGTGACTATTCTCAACAGTAGGTCACCCCTTTTTTAATTTCAAAACATTTGGTAGATTGCAAATAATTTCTTATATTTGCATTATATAAATAAAATCAACGACTATGAAAAACCTTATATTGTCCACCATCCTAGTATTTTTCACTATGTCTGTGTTCTCACAGACACAATTAGACCATCTCTTATTCGACAAATGTAATGAGTATAGGAGACAAAACGACATAAAGGAGTGGACGTGGTCTAATAAAGCTTTTGTACCCGCTGAACACCATTCTAAATACCAAGCAAAAACAGGTGTTATGGGACACAAGGAAAACACCATAACACCCACAGCCGCGTCTAGATTGAATTATTATGACATAACGTGGGTTTATTCTGGTGAAAATTGTGCAGCAATGTTAAAGACTGGACTTACCAATGAAGAGATAGCGAATAAAATATTGGGTATGTGGAAGGACTCTAAAATACATAATGATTTATTACTTAGACGTGATGGAGACCTGGGAGCAATAAGTTGTCGAATCGGGAGGAACTATAAGTGGTCAATAGATGAATATGCGTGGGTATTTTGCACTCTAACAGTCTTTAAAGGTTATAGTGAGTCCTTCGTTATAGAATAAAAAAAAACCCCTCGTATGAGGGGTTTTTTAGTGTGATAAAGTATTTGACTACTTATTATCTTAACTCTCTAATGTCGAAAGTTCTTACTCCATCTACAGTGATAAGACCATAGAATCTGTTGTTTACCATCTTCTTCGCGTATCGGGTCATAATACCTTTGATTGGTGCGAAATTGAATGGGTTATACATAGTTGGTGTAAGTTGTAGTGGTACGTACGGTGCGTATACATAACCCGTATCAAGTAGAGATGTTCCTTTGTGACCTAACAAACATTTGTTTGCTGGGAAGTAAGGGTCTCTATAGATTGTGTAACGTCCTGAAAGTGTACCTACTTTCTCTATACCCATGTTATATTGGTCTTGCTCTGGAGACGCGTTAGATACGTGGAAGTATTCTAAATCGTCAAAAATTGCAGAAACTTCAGAAGAACATACAATCCAGTTAGCTCCACCTCTCAATGTAGATTTGTGAATCTGAGCTGAGATTTGGTTAATCGCAGTAATCAGTGTTTGATTCCAATCCTTTTGAGTGTATGGTGCTTGACCAGCTGAGAATCTCTTCCATCCGTTGTAATCCCATCTTAATTGCCATGCTGCACCTTTTCTAAGGTCTTTCAAGATTTCTCTATCAATTTCAGCTGCAACCTCTTCAGATAATAAAGCTGTTAATTCAGCTTCAGCATCGATGTTGTGGAATGCACTAACGTCTTGTGCCAATTCTGGAGACCACTGAGCTCTTAATTTTCTTTCAGTAACTGAAACCGTAACGGCTTCAAGGTCGAAAGAAACTTCAGCAAGTTCAGTTTCGAATTCCAGGTCTTGGTAAATTCTCCAATTCGCACTAAACGTTGGGCCTTCGCCCTCTCCCATACCTATCAATGCTCCCATATAACCATCAACTGAGTTACAGTCGATACAAGCTGGACATGTCAAATCTGCCTCAACCCAAATTTTGCCATTCGAGTCACATATGTCATGATAAGAACCACCTGGGAACAGAGTAGAAGTAGTTGTACCATATTCTACAATACCTGAACCATATTTCTGAGTAACAACTCTAAATGGTATCTTAGTGGCTGTTGTGAGGTGAGTTGCCCCTGTATCCGCACAACATGCGAGGGCTATATCAGAGGTAATTTCAAATGATGCTAAAAACTCTTCAGTATCCATTTCGTTACCAGAAGGTCCGATTAGTTTACCAGCTCCTGCGTTATTGAATCCACTTACTTGAAGAATTACACTTCTAACACCACCATTAGTACAACCTGTGTAAGGCACCAATGCTGTCATTACAGGTGTTCCTGATACAAATCCGGTCCCACCAGAATTCCACACGACAGGTTCCGCAGTTCTAGTTACAGCAGAATAAGCTCCTTTTGAACGGTCAAACAAACCTTCTCTACCATTCTCATAGAATGCATCGTAAAGGTTTACTGGGTCAAACTGAGTTGGAGTATTTGTAAATCCACCACCGATTGGGTCGTAGTGTCCATGACCCGGGAATTGAGGGTCCCCAACAAGCCCAGTTCTTCTTTCTGAAATTTTAGGTACAAAGTAGAACAATTTACCAATTGGTAAGTTCATAGCTTGTACAGAAACGATATCGTTTGCCAATAATTTAGAGAATACTCTCCTAATGATTGGGAAAACAACTGTTTCGAACGAACCTGAAGCGTCAGATGACGTAGCCTCGTTTATTAAGTGTGTTGCTTGATTTTCGTATAATTGAGCTACGTTTTCTTTTGTATGCCCATTTAATCCGTTAAGGAACCCAAGCTTGTTCCATTTTCCAATAGTATCTTCGCGGATAACTTTAAGGTGTTTTAACCCAATGTTTCCGACCATACCAGACTCTAATAATGCTCCCATTTTTATATTTTTTTTTTAGTTAGCGTTTATTTAATTATTATAACTTATTCATGATATCTCGCATCCTAGTGATTTGAGGGCTTTCATAAGTTTTGTTTTCAATCAAATTGACTGAAGAACCACCAGAAGGTGTTTTTGTGATGGTTTTCTGAACCGACTCATTTAATTTACTAACTTTAGAATTCAATTCTGTAGTTAACGAACTAAACAAGTTTTTACTTTCATTCAAAGTTGTGACACCATCAAAACGTCTAAGGATGTTAACCTTCTCTTTTTTAGTTGTGGTATGTTCCGTAAATAATTTAGTAGAGTACGCTAAATTAGCGTTAAATACTGCTACTTCATTTAATTTATTTCTAAATACCTTAAGAGCTTGTCTATATTCCTTATTTTTATCTCTGAATTGTTTATTCTCTGTCTGTAGTTTTTTCGCTGTAGTGATGATTTTATTAACCGTGTTTCGGGTTGACTCATTCATAGGGAATTCTAAATTTCTATTGTTAGTAATAGCTTTTCTTAGACCCCTACCTTTTTTTGAACCAAAACCATAAGTTCTTGAAGCTTCACCCATCTCTTCATCAGAGTGTTTACCTTCATGTGTTTCATAGTCTAGTCCTGAATGGGTGTGAGAACGGTCACCTTTATTTCCTCCGAACTTTTGTTCGTAGTCTTTGTAACGACCACCTTTTCCATATTTTCCACCACCTACATCACCACTTTTAGTGTCGTGACCTGCAGTATTTAGATGTCTATGGTAATCATCTTCGTTTCCACCCCAGTGAGCTTCTTCCATGTCGTCATCCATTTCCTGTAATTCTTCAATGACTTCTTCTTCATCTTCTAATGAGATTTCATACATTGGTTCATCTAAGTCTAATTCAGACATTTCTTTTAATTCATCATCATCAACGTAACTTTCGTCCGTCGAATCTTCTTTATCATAATCTTCTGTAATTAAAAGATTATTCCTAAGTTTGCTCTCTGCTAACTCAATCTTATACTCAGTTCCAGTTTCCTGGTCCTCAATATCAATTGTGTCCCCATCTTGTGTAACAACGATTCCGTCTTCAGCTCCCATGGATTTGAAAACTTTTAATATCTCATCGTCAGATGCTTGTGTTAGGTCGAGTGCTGGTCCATCCGTATCCAATTCAATTCCCATGGATACCATTGCGTCTGTTTCATCAGGAGCTAAAAACTCCTCTTCTTCTTGGTCTTCATATTCTTCGTCATCGTCATCATCTATAAAATCGAGAGAGACCTCTTCCTCGTCGGTATCGACTAAGTCATCCTCTTCCTCTTCATTCAATGATTCTCTAACTAACTCCTCAATTTCTTGCTTCATGGTTGCTGCAAGTATTTCCTTTGCATTAGATTTAACAGCTTCTTCTAACTGTTGTGCCTCTAGTAGGGCTTCTTCTAAGACTGATTTATTATCTGCCATATCTTTTTTATTAAGCGCTTTTTAAAGTTTTATTTGTTTTATAAATATTAGCAATAATGGAAAAACCCCTAATGCACATATAAATAACCCATAAAATATTTTTTTTTAATAACCCGATAAAAAGGTATCTAACTTATCCATTAATTTTAATGACCCACTTAGTGCTTGACTTGTCACTTCTTCTTGTGATGTATCATAATTTAAAGATTCGTCATAAAGTTCTTTATCTTCCGCGTTTTTAAAGAGGTAGGCTCCAGGTGTTGATGGCGAGGATACCAAATCAAAACATATTAATTCGAAGTCATCTTGCACCATATTTTTACCACCTTCTCGCTCAAGGGAACCCACACCTCTAGATGAAATACCTAAAGTTACGTCGTGTCTTAATAAATTTGCAGCGATATCCCCCACACAAGATATCACACCGGTTTTGTGATATGCGGGAGAAGTGAGAATTTCCAATTTACCCATTAGTACGTTACCTTCCCACCAAGTTTCTAAAACCCTATGGGAGCTTCGTTCTAAATCTACTAATGACGATTCTGGATGATTAAGTTCAGATAAAGCACTTCCTTTTTCTATTAACTTCTGATAGTTAACCACTTCTCTTTTTAAGATTTTTTCTGGGTACACCCTACCATTTCTATTTTCTACACCACTTTTTTGTAATATGGCATGAAAAATGATAGGCCCTTCTTGGATGGACCTATCTGTCATTTCTTTAATGACTTTTTTGTTACTATTATTTTTGGGGGAGATGTGACCTGCGTCGTACTCTATTAGTATCCCAGTACCTACCTTCCCTGGCCTTAATATTTCCATTATTACTTTTAACTATAAATAGTTAAGTAGTAATAAAACTCGTTTTTTAGTTTTTAGTCTTGTAAAAATTAAAGTAGGGGGAAAGTTTAAAACTATCGGTTATAACATTACTTAATAAGTTTTCTACCGCGTTTTTAATGTTAGGAGATTTAATTGCCTCTTCTTTATTAAGGAATAATGTTATTTCACAATTCATGTAACTTCTTTTATTTAACCTTATACCACTAGTTCTAATATCTAAATCTACAATTTGTTTCTGTTTTAAGAACAGATTATTCATGTTTGTAGAATTGACGTGGGAAGAGATACTTTTTTTTAAGGTACCTACTGCTCGGTCCCAGTTTGGACACTCCTTTAAGGGTAAAAACCAAGAGGAGATGTTAACATATACCGACTTAGGTTTTTTATAGTCTACACTACCATAATAGGTGGTAAAGTCTTTGTTTAAATTTAATTTAAATTGTTTTCCTGTTTTCATATATAAAATATTATTATAATTAAATATAACAGCATTTTATTTTATTGTCAAAGATAAGTTTATAGTTCCTCATCTTCATCACCATACTCATATTCGTGAGTAATTGTGGTATGTGATAGTGAGGAATCCTCAACAGGAGGGTCTTTTTTGGCCGCAAAATTTTCAGATGCGGTGAATCCTAACCCAGCCATAACAATCCATTGTAAAGATTCGAACAAAGAATCTTTAATTTCAAAACCCCAAAATAGGTTGGCGGTATAACCTATTAACATGAATAATAAACATATGAAAGTTACAAATCTCTTACTTGAGACTTTGCCTTCAGCACTTAACATGTTTTTTATAAAATTCATTTTAACGTTTTTTGTTTTGTACAACTCTACTACCAGAACTAGGTTTAGTACTTAAACTACGAGATTGTGTTGGTTTATTACTTGGTCGGTAGCTCGGTCGGTTTGACGTATTCACTCTAGGCCTAACACTTCTAATCTGAGGACTAGCATTTCGAGTATTCGTTCGTTGTACTGGTCTACTTATTTGAGGTTTGGCTCTATTGACAGGTCTATTATAACTAGGTGGTTTTTTATTTGTGCCCACATTATTTGATACTCTAGGGTTGGTCGTAGTAGTTTTGGTTGTTATTTTTCTTTGTCCCCTAATTACTGGTCGTTCGTTTTTAATGGGGGATTGTACGTACCTACCACTAACCCTTACTTGGTTAGGGTTATATATTGTACCAACCTTTGCGTAACAAGTACGGGAATTTCTCACATAAGGTCTGTAGTAGGCGTAACGAACTGGTCTATAGAACTGTCGATATGGTACCACACTAACCAAACAAAGTGACATTGTTGGGCGGGCAAACGCGACATAGAATGGTCGATATACGAAGTATGGATTCCAGAAATTTATAAAACCAGTATGATAATCGTAGTACCCCCAACTATTGTAGAACACTCGTAACCCACCAACTCGGGACACCCTTAGATTTCTATAACTTATTGGTACATTACCAATTTGACTCACACGACCATAGTAATCATAATATATTGGGACGTTTTCGACTTGGATGACGGACCCGAAGTAATCATACTGTACATAAGGGTTATAATTATACCCAGAATTAAAGGTTGTGTGACCATAACCCACGGTATTAATGCCGTTAAGACTGTTAATGTAAAAATCAAACTCTCCGTCAGGATATACTGAGAACGTAACACCCATTTCGTCAAACACAAAGGCATCTGCGTAACTATTAATTCTATGATGTCCGTAACCATGTGCTATAGATTGTAATACAAACCCTAAAATGAGGGATATAAGTAATATTAGCTTTTTCATGATTTCTGGTTTTTTATAAAATTCGTTTTAAAGTGTCTTATTTAACTCTTTTATTTTATATAAAGAAACTTTATTCTTTTTACTTTCAACAATCTTGTCTTTAGTGTCCTTTAGCTTACTAAGTAAATTACTATCTTTAGTTTCCTTTATTAGAGTATCTAATTTGTTAGAGACCTCCTCAACTAGAGAATCTATTTCATTTTCTATCTTGTTGGTGTCCGTACCCATTAGACTTTTAAATTTAGTCTTATCATCTTCTGTAAGGTTTCCATACTTTTTATTAAAGTTTTTAGCGGATAAATTTATCAATAAGGAATTAGGTATCTTACTTTCACATACGAAGGTAGATGACTTAGACTGTAATTTTTTTACTATTAAATTTTTAGCTTCTATTCTTTTTTCAATATCTAGAGCATTTTCATTAAAAACTAACGTGTCTATACTTTCATATAAAGGATTGGTTTTTTCTCCAACGTAACTTTTATATTCATTAATAGAAGTATTAACTGTTTTTAAGTTTACCTTACTTTTTTTGGATTGTAAAGTTTTGATAGACTCGTTTAGATATTCTTCAGCGTCTTTTTTAGTGTCGAAAGACTTGGTTTCTAGTTGTGAGTATAAAACAAAAAACTCTCTGTTAGTTTGATTATTCTTAAGCCCCTCCATTAAGTCGTGGAAAGCTTTCTTAAACTTAGGTTTTTTTGAGAAGGTATTGACTAAGATACTGTCTATTCTATTTTTTGTTTTTCCGAACATAGTGCTATTTAACAATAAATATCTACTCACCCAATAAACTATCTACCTTTTTGGTCACCTCATCGATTTTATCTTTACCTCGAGATAAATTAACGTCGAAATTATTATTATCAACTGACTCTAATATGAGAGGTAATGTAGATTTATCTATAGAGGCTAATTCTAATGTTTCTCCACCTGTTCCTTCATCACCTAGGTTATCTGGTGGAGTTTCTTGCATACCACCCTCCAGTCCCGTATTAGATGGAGACTCAACCTCACCACCCGCGGCCGCTTCTTCAGCACCTCCATCATCTGGTTCCATTTCACCATATAATTTATCTATATTAGAGAATATTCCAGTATTTTTGATAATAGTTGCGGTTTGGTTTAACTCTTCACCTACGGCTTTTTCTATACGTTGTTGTTGTAAGTCTAATTTAATCTCCTCATCAGAAAAACCAAGAATGTGTTTTTTACCCCAAGTAGATGAGACCGCTTGGATTCCTGACCCTGGGTCAGTAACAGCATCTTTATAGAGTGTAATCTTTTCTTTCCATTGTTCTATTTTTAATAGTTCGGATTGTGTAGATGGGTTAGTCAATCCTAAAGTAAAGTTACCCAACTCCTCCTCGAACCCTAACATGTATAAATGGATAATAGCTATTTTATTAAGTTCTTGAACCATAGACTTTTGAATTCTATTAATCATTCGTGCAAACCTAATATCTTGAATAGCTAAGTTTTTACCCTCTCCCACCACATCCTCAAATCCTAAAAAGGCTTTAGGTATTCGTAACGCTGCAAGTAATTTCTTCTGAATATATTCAATATCCGCAATTTCTGCTAGATTAGTAGCACCAGGTAAAGTATCTATGGGGTTTGGTGCGTTTAAATCCCTAACTGGAATAAAGAAATCTTGGTCAACAGCCATTTGATTATAACGTAAGTCTACATTACCCGTGTCTTTATCTACAATAGGGTCCCTCTTAAATTTATTAGCTACTCTTTGTACATAAGCTTCCACATCTTGGTCTTCCATGTTACCAACATAAACTTTAAACACCCTACGTTCAGGAGCTCTAGAAGTTCTGTAGATTAACATCGCGTCCTCAGCAAGTAGTAATTGTTTCCATATTCTTCTAGACTTCTCTAACATAGAAGTACCGTACGGTAACCTTCTATCGTCTGCTAACAACCTAAAATGGGCAACTTCCCAAGTGTTAAACTCCATATTCTTATTTTTCCATATGAATTTAACTTCTCTCTCCTCTTTGTCACCAGTCCTAGTTTCGTAAGTATGCATACCCTTCTCGATACGTTCTATTTCGATGTTAGGTAACTGGCTTGCTCCTACAATTCCTTTTTCTGGGTCAATTTTGAGGTAAACAAAATTATCACCATATTTACACGTATTCCTTACCCACATAGGTAAGTTAGACTCAATATCTAAAACATTGTTGAATAAATCTCCGAGTATAGCTTTTATTCTTTTTGATTCCGAATAAATGTTTAACATAAAACCTCTTTCTGAGATGGTACAAGCTTCTTCCGCAACAATATCTAACGCTGCTGATATTTCAGGTGTGAACTCCATAGATTCGTAGTCGTAATAAGACGCTAATCTTGTTGGTTCATAATAAACCGCTTGTGAGTATAGTTGGGACTCTATTTTTTGCCACTGATTCGCTAGATATTGACCTTGTTGTAATTCTAATTTTGTCCTATCGTAGTCTACTTTAGATGTAGTTTTTAATATATCCTTTTTATCAAAACTATATGTACGTTTAGGTGCTGAAGGACCTTCGGCCCCGAAAAGGTTATTTAACCTTTGAAAAATTGTCATTCTATTTTGTTCTGCCATAGCTATATAATTTTACACTTATTTTTGGTCTAGTAAACAGTTAAATGACATAATCACACTCTACATACGCAGCAACTGTAGGTACCCCGGTCTTATCTTTACAACTACCACCATTAACATATGTGACACAATTGTCTACTATTAAATTGTCACAAGTTTCACAGCACTCAACAGGTTTAGGTCCAACTGATAAAACATTACTATTTTTAACTATAAAGTCTGGTGGGGTAGGACTCCAAGAGTATACTGTAGTGCCAAGAACCTGCCTTAATTGTTTACCACTTTTATATCTCCCTATAGAACCAAACCCAGGTTTTTTAATTATTGCCATTTTATTTTTTTATTTTAGTCCGGTATACATCCATAAATAGTCCTTAGGGTTATTAGAAAATGGTGGTAATGGGTTACTTGACGCTCTACCTGGTTTAAAAACAGGTTCACTTCTTGTGGTGTTAAATTTTCGTTCATCGGTAACCCATGCGTCTAACATAGCTTTTGCTTGTTCGACATTCTTCTTTAGTAGGGTGAAGGAAGTTTGTGCGACATACAATGACATAGCCAAAGACATTATTAAGTCGTCATGGTATCCTTTCATATGGTCAGGTCTCCCATTTATATAGACAAAAGTTTTTAATTCGTTCATTAATCTTTGGGACCGTATCTTAAATCCTGTCCTCACCTGTTCCTCCAAAGCTTGGACTATTTGAGACCTTTTACTATTAAAATTAATTCCTGGGGTTTTGGTATCAGGATTAAACTTCCACATTTCATCAGACTTAACGCCATCGTAATAAAAATCTTTATATCCCAACTCCAACATTTTTCTGGAAGTAGCTACACCCATACCTCCCGTTATGTCTATAACGACAAAACAATTATATTTTTTTGCCCATTTATTTGCCAAATCTGCCACAATGTCTGGCGGAATCTTACCTAGATATTCTACTACTTCTTCTCTATCATCGAAATCTACAATAACAAACCCACTGGAATCTTCACTATCTCCTCTAGAAACATCAACCCCCATAATATATTTATGGCCAGGAACTGGTTCTTTCCAAACCCAAAGACCATTACCCACCCACTTTTCAGTAGGTTCACAAACATGTTCTTGTAATTGGTCCATGGTAGCGTTATTGATGACATTGTCTCCAGAACCGAGAAAAGCACACTCTAACTCCTGTGAAATTCTTCTCCTATCGAACTTTAATTTTTTACACATTGACTCAAACCAGTCCGAAAAAGGTTTATATCCTTTATCTTGGTATAATTGATAATCTTCTGGGGGTACGTTAGAAATAATATCTTCACGTTTATATTCGTCCCTATTTAAAAGAAAATGAACAATGTCTTTAGTTTTTATCCACCTTAAATCTTGTGTAAAACGAGGGTCGTAATACCAACTTAAGTAACTTACTTTAAAGTTATTTAGGCCTCTAATTGATTGGTCAAACACTTCATAATAGATTTGGTCGAACCCATTAGGTGTCGATATTACTATTACTTTGCCCCCTGTGGCTAAAGATGCCATACAAGCTGCCCATAGGTTACTACCAGATTCAATATAAGCCGCCTCATCAAAAACTAATATCGTTGGGGTGTACCCTCTTAGTGCGTCTACCGAAGTCGCTACCGCTTTCACTTCAGACCCGTTATTTAATTTATAGTGTTTTTGTGAATTTTTATCCTTATCAAACCCAACATTAATCCAATCAGGCCATTGTCTTAAAAATCCCTTTATTTTATTAGCCATTTCTGTCGCGGTGTCTAATTTATTAGCCAATATCAGAATTTTTTCAGGAGATTCTTTGGAAGCAAATTGGAGTTTCTTAGATATCCAACCAGAAGTAACCGTAGATACTCCAGCCTGTCTGTACTTGAGGACTATATTATCGTCATGGTCCTCGAAATCTTTAACCATTGCCTTTTGTTCAGGAAATAATTCAAAAGGGACGTGTTTTTTTTTAGTATTATCGTATGCTTGTAAATAAGTTTTAAGTGCGTACGGTGTATCACCATGACACTTAACATATTCTTGCATGAGTTCTTGTTTAGTCATTCCCATACTGATAAATAGTTGATTGGGTCTTTATTAAGACTTAGACTGTTTTCTGAGATGTTCCAACTCACCTTTGGTTAGTGAAGACATTCCACTTCTACCAATTTTGTCTAGTATATCATCAACATTGTACTCTTGCTCTTTATTGGGGTTCGGGATGTCTAACGTACCTAGTACGTCTCCTCTGTCTGAATCAGTAACTGTGGTTACGTCCTCATCCTCATCATTCCCAAAATCAGATATAGAATCTTCGTAATCTTCTTGATTTAAATCCGATATAATGTTTTTTACTATTTTTTCTAGTTCTTCTTTACCACTATCACCACCACTTAGAATTTTTTTAGCTAACGCGAATAGTTCTTTAGCTTCCATATTAGCAAATTCACTGAAAAGATAATTCTGAACCACTCTTTTATCGTCTTGCAATAAATCGTGAGGGTACGACTCTCTAAACTTTTCCCAAATAACTGGACCCAACCTCAAATCCCAAATTTCAGCTACTAAAGTATCTTCAGAATCTATAACTCTTTGAGCCATTCCAGGGTCGTCAGGTAAACCTTGCGTCGCTAGTACTTCCATCACACCTTTTATTAATTCGTGAACTAAAACGGGAAATGTAATTCCAACCGCTTTAACTGTAGGTGGGTCCGTATCTGGGTCAATCTCTTCTTTTCCTGCCATACTTTGCCCACTTTGTGCCATCATCATAGTTGTTTGGTCGGGCATAATCCAATAAACCAAATCATTAATAGACATCATCACACCGTACAAATTAATTAATTCAGGACTAATACTGTTAAGTTCTTCCTCAACTAAGTGGAACATGTAATGACCTTTTTTAGAAGCCCCTTGTATTAATTGATTTAAAAATCGTCTTTTTTGTTTCTCTAAGTCAAACTCTTCGAATTCCTCCATAGCCTCTTCTTCAGAGTCCATTTGTTGTTCTGGTGTTTGTTGTTCTTGGGATTGTCCCTGCATTCCTTCCATATCTACTTCTCCCATTCCAACAATTTTAGCGTCAAATTGTAAAGCGTCTGGTGGAATAGCCATCTCTTCCCTAACTATTTTAACAGCAAGTTCCTCCAACTGTTCTTTGTGTTGTGACTCTAATTCTAATATTTTTCGTGTTGACGACATCAACATTTGTTGTAATTGCATGAACGACTGAGGGGTTACGTTCCTTAACCCAGTATAATTTTTAACTTTATCGACCACCGACTTAAATCTTTCGGAAGCTACTAACTCTTCAAAGTTATCGGGTACCCCTTCTGGTGGTACAGAGGGGTAAGCTTTTGAACCAGCTCCTGGGAAATCTCCAGACTCGACCTTCCCTTGTAGGCTGGGGTCCATTCTCTCTGGTCTATCACCATAATCAATAGGTGCTTCGAATAGTTGTTTGTTGAATTGTTTTAATACTTTTTTACTTTTCATCTGTTCTCGCTTTTGGTCTTGGTTTAGGACCTGGTTTAGGTTTAAATGGGTTTCTTCTTCCCGGTTTACTAGGTGAAGGTGTTTTAGTCGGAGCTGGTTTAGTTGCTGGTAACGGTGAGTTAACAAATAAACTATCAAAGTCTAACCAAGATGGTAATTCATATTTAGCATCTTCAACATCATTATCTATAACCTCAACATCCTGTGTTTCTACAGCAATTTCATTTAATGTTTGTAAAAGTTGTCCTTTTGTCATATAAGGTCTTTCATATTTTTCTACCAAACCTAATAACCATTCTTCCGTCATTCTCTCTTCTTTTTTCTCTGTAGGTAAGTTTTCTGGGTTCGGTGTGTCAGTATAATCTTTTATAGATTTTAAAGACATACCTTTAGCTGCTTTAAGAACTGCATTATTGTTTCTACCATCACCACAATCTTTATAGTTACTCTTCTTACAAGTGTCTACTAATTGATAAAAATTGTATTGTTTTTGTGATACAGCAATTTCCATTAACTCTTTCTTTGTCATGTAAGTTTCAGGAATATCCATACCATCATTTGCGTTATCACTATTATCTGGTCCTTTCTGTGGTGCGTCTTGGTCTGTATCCATTCCAGCAACATCTTTTTGTACGTGCACCAATTCATCTTCTGAATCTTCATGTAAACCACTACTATGTCCTCTTGGTCCGTCTGATTGATGTCCTTTAGATACTGGATTTATAAAAGAGTAGTTTGGTTCTGGTGCAAATTCATTTAATTCACCCGCAAAACCTTCCTCGTCCCATCCATTACCACTATAAGAATCTGAGGGTCCCTCTGAATCAAAACCTTCAGCGTCTGGATTATGAAATGATGGTGTGTCTAAATATTTTGCATTTCCACTATACTGTCCTTCGTCTTGGTCAGTACCTGTTCCAATTAATGTTCCTTTATTGTCTGTAGAATAATAAGAGTCCATAGGTCCTTGGGACGTATGGAATCCTCCACCATCTGGATTGTAAAAAGAAGTAGCATCAAAATCTCCCGCTCCCATATCCATTATTACCTCCTCTAACTCTTCTTTTTCTAAAACCTCAACCTCCTTGTCTCCCTTTCTATATTTTTGAATGGGTGTATTGGTGGGTGTTAATTCTTGGTCCTCATTCATTTCAGTTACTTTTGCAGTATCACCAGTAGTGTCTATATCTACATTTTCAGCGTCATCCACATCTGTTGTAACTTTATTTATAAATGATTCTTTTTGTCCAGGATTGTTTAAATCATAATCATAAGTACGTGAATCTGTTACAGTTTGTTCATTTAAAACTCTTTTTCTAAGAGCGTATAGTTGTTTGTTATTGAACTTTAAAAGTGTATCAATACTAAAACCTTCTTTCACTAGTTTGGATAAGGTATCTATTTTACTAAATTTTTTCATGTTTTTCTGTTTCATTTGAGGTTAAAATTAAATCTCTTGAATATAGTTTATCTGTAACAGATTCCATAGTTTCTCCAAACCTAAATACCAACCTAGTATCTTTTATATGTTCGTCTTCATTTTCATTATATTTTTCCCACCCTAAGGCAATAACCTCATCAATAGCATCACTAAATGAAAAGTAGTCTGAGTTTTGGACCAACTCAAATTCTAGACCTTCTTTTGAAAGTGTTCCCACTTTATCTATATACTCAATATCGGGTGGTAAGGGTTTTCCGAGTGCTGGGATTGAATCCCAGTCTGGCCCCCACATGTCTACGAGTTCAGAAGAAAAGATGAATTCGTATACGTAATTACCTCTGAAATTAGAACCTAATCCATTGATGTATACTAACTTCATTTTTAAATTACTTTTCCTGTTGTCGTTATCTCTACTAAATTTTTATTTTCTTTAAAAACTAACCCTCCCCTTTTGTTCTTACCTATAAAGTTAAAGGTTGCGTTTTCTTTTAAAAATTGTTTAGTTTTTATTTCTTGTTCATAAGAACTAAAATAAGTTTCTATAAGTCTTTTTAATTTTATTTGTTTAACACTTTCGTTTAGAAAGTTCTGATTCATCTTTTTTAAAGACTTTAATTTTTTTAATTCTTGAATTCTTTTATTCTTCTTTTCTTCTGGTGTTAACTTAAAATATTTAGAAAGTGTTCTATTTACTTTACTTTCGTTAAAAATATCTGCAACAGCCTTAATCGCGTCCGTATTCTCTGGTTCACCAGCAAAATTTAATGTGTCTTCCTCATCTAATTCCACGCCCTCTATAACCTCCTCCCATTCTTGGGTTTCTTCATTAAAAACTCTATCTGCAGCTCTTTCACCAAAACCAGTTGCGGCAGCTCCTATTGCCATTCTCGCTAAAGCTCCTAGATTTTCATCAATTTCTTCATCATCACCCATAGCTGCTCCTTCAGCTAATTCCGACTCTAAATCCATACCCAGGTCTTCAATTTCGGCATCCATATCATCAGCACTTAAATCTAACTCCTCTTCTCCAGATAACTCTACATTAAATTCACCTTCTTCAGTGTATTCAATATCCTCATCTTCAAACTTCTCAACTATTTCATCCTTATCGTCAGAACTCAATTTTTCCAAATCAACCGCTGAAATGATAGAATTAAGAACATACTTAATGATGTCTGCCGTCATGTCTGGTTCGGGAAGGTCTCTAAGTTTTTGACCTAATTTACCAGTTAATTTTTGAATTGCTCTGGTAGCGTCTTCATCGTCAGTTACTTCTACGTCCACTTCAATCTCCTCATCATCAAAAGAATCATCAATATCTAAAGACGTATCCCCTTCAATCTCCTCATCATCAAAAGAATCATCAAAAGAACTACTAATTGAATCATCAAAATCTAAGTTCTCGTTATCTCCTTTTATTGTAACCTCAGGTTGTTTAAGTACAAACTTAGTATCTTCAGACTCCTCTTCTTGTTCACCTATTAAATTAAATTGTTTACCACCGTTATAAGTTTCATTAAGTGGTTTCATTAGTAGGTTTAATTTTTTAAATGCCTCTGAATAAGAATTAAAGGAATATCGAGAATTGTTTTTAAGTCCATCCAAATAGGTATATCCGTCCTTCCCTTCTTTAAGAATCATATATTTAGCATTTTCTCTGATAATACCATAATTATTGCCGTCAGCGGCTTTTACGTTATACTCCAACGAAGAGGTTTTATGTGTATGTATTTTAGGAACCATACCATAATTAGCTATCTCCATTATTCTTTGGAGTTTCTTATCTAATGGAAGTTTTTCACTTCCTATTGGTTTTAAATCTGCCATTTCTTGTTACTTTAATTAATTTCTTTTTTATTCTAACTTTGTAAATACCCCATACCTATTAAAGTAAATGGGCTTGAGGGGTTTATTGTACTTCCACCATATGTAGCTCTTTGTGCATTCCCGTCTGGATTATTACAATCATGACAACTACATATTAAGCATTGGTCTGTATTTAAAGCTCCAATACTTTTTATAATTATATCTAAAGTAGTGTCAGCACCTATGGATATTGTTTCTCCATTTACATCTATAGTTGCTTGAGCGTTTGCACTATTATGGATTTGAAAACAAGTAATCCCGGTTATTTCTCCAGTAGGGGTTAAATGTGGTTCTATATTTGTACCACAATACATTTCATTACCGTATGATAATCCTGCATAATTTGCCATAATACGTTTTATTTTTTTATATAAATATTAACTCTAAGGGAAAAAAAACCTTTCTAATCCAAACTTAGACTTAAATCCAATACTTTATTTTTTAAATCGAAGAGCTTTTTAATGTATCCACTTCTTCTTAAGAATTTAAAAGCTAAATTTTCATAGGAGTACTCACCCCCTTTTTCTAATCCTGTAGCTCTAAATTTTTTAAGTTTAGTTTTTATTTTTTCTACCAAATCTAAAATCTCTTGTGGTGATTTTTGATATGCTTGGTGTTGTAGACTGTCTATGATTTCCATCCAACCCTCTGATTTCTCTAAGACTTTATTGATGTCAATATCTACACTATTTTTTTTAGGTAATACTAACCATTTATCAAATAATACGGAGTATACCCCACTGGAATGGTGTACCTCATCTACATCCTGAGCATACACTTCTACCTCATACCCTTTTACTTGTATGTCATGAGACGCGTTCCATAAATTCTTTTTTGCGTTAAGGATATTTTTAACTAGCCCAACATTTTCATCTATTAATTCAAAATCTATAAGAATGTGTAGGTCTATATCCGAATACTGAGACCAATTGTAATTACAAATACTTCCAGTTATGGTGATGTCCCCAATATCACATTGTTGGGTGTCCATGTCACAATCTAAGTTATCTAAATCTACAAAATTCAAGAAGTCATTAGCACTCAGCAAAAGTTTATCCCGAACTTCTCTCCTTAAACGATAATTTTTATTTTTATCTAAGGTCCAGATGTCGGGATTTAAACTTTTTTTCTGATTAAAACTTTGTAAGATACTATTTGCGAGGTCCATACATATAAATAGTTCATCTTAACGTAAGTTAATTAAGTAATTTATATTTATATTTTTTTGCTATTTCTTTATTAAAATAACTACCCTGACTTTTCGCTATTCTGAGACCTGCCGCAACATTCTCGGGAATGTCTTCATATTCGTACCTTCTTCCAGCATTAAATTCTATAATAAGATTTCTAGTACTTTTATTGTAGATAGACCCTTTGATGTTGGACGACTTGTATTGGTTTACAATCCTGTCTCCACTATATATTTCTGATAATACCCCCATGTTATTTTACTTCTTCATATTCTACATCTGTAGTTTCTTCTTGCTTATCTCCCTCGGTCTCGGATTGTTCGTATAGTTTACTAGATATGGATTGCCAATTTTTGTTTAACTTTTCTAAATTAGAGTCGATAGAATCTAAATCTTCATTTTTATATGACTCTTTAAGGTCGTTTAGGGATTCAGTTAGTATGTCTTTATCCCCATCAGTTAATTTTTCTTCGAACTCCTTAATTTGTTTCTCGGTTTGGAATATCATTGCGTCAGCTTCATTTAACTTTTCCACTTTTTCCTTCTTCTCTTGGTCTTTAGCTTGATTTTCCTCCGCTTCCATCTTCATCTTCTCAATCTCTTCATCAGATAAACTACTTCCAGATTCTATCATTATATTATGGGACTTACCCGTTCCTTTGTCGTTCGCACTTACATTAATGATTCCGTTAGCGTCAATATCAAAAGTGACCTCAATCTGAGGAATCCCTCTAGAAGCTGGTGGAATATCTGTAAGTTGGAACCTTCCTAATGTTCTATTATCCACAGACATTGGTCTTTCTCCTTGAAGGACATGGATATCTACTGATGGTTGGTTGTCTACAGCTGTTGAGAACACTTGGGACTTAGATGTTGGTATAGTACTATTAGATTCAATTAACCTGGTCATCACTCCACCCATGGTTTCAATACCTAACGATAATGGGGTAATATCCAACAATAAAACATCGTTGACTTCACCTGAAAGGACGCCTCCTTGGATAGCTGCTCCCATAGCGACTACTTCATCAGCATTAACCCCTTTAGAAGGCTTTCTACCAAAGAACTTCTCAACGGACTCTTGTATTACTGGAATTCTAGTTGAACCACCAACTAGAATCACATCATCAATATCGTTAATCGTTAGTTTAGCGTCCTTTAGTACTTTACCACACGGAGCAATGCTCCTCTTTACCAAATCACTAACCATAGCCTCAAACTTAGAACGAGACAAACTTAAAGCAAGGTGTTGTGGTCCCCTTGAATCCGCGGTCAGATAAGGTAAGTTTATTTCGGTGTTTGTAGAAGAAGACAATTCTACTTTCGCTTTTTCTGACGCTTCTTTTATCCTTTGTAAGGCCATTGGGTCTTTACTCACATCCATCCCACTACTCTTCTTAAATTCCTGAATTAACCAGTCCATAATAACCTCATCAAAGTTATCTCCCCCTAAGTGAGTATCTCCATTAGTGGATAGTACTTCAAAAACGCCATCACCCATTTCTAAAATAGAAATGTCAAAAGTCCCACCACCTAAATCGTATACAGCAACTTTTTTATCTTTATTGTCATCTAATCCATAGGCTAAAGACGCGGCGGTAGGTTCATTGATTATCCTCAACACATTAAGACCAGCAATCTCCCCGGCCTCTTTAGTGGCGTTTCTTTGTGAGTCATTAAAATAAGCTGGTACTGTGATAACCGCGTCTGTTACGGTTTCTCCTAGGTATTCCTCAGCTGTCTTTTTAAGATTTTGTAAGATGACCGCTGACACTTCTTGTGGGACGTAATCTACATCACCTATCTTAATACCTACACCGTTTTTACCTACTTTTGATACTTTATATGACATCTTAGCCATCTCTTTCTTAATTTCTGAATAGGTACTACCCATGAATCTTTTAACTGAATAAATGGTTTTTTCTGGATTCGTTACCGCTTGTCTCTTCGCGGGGTCACCAACCATTCTTTCACCCTTATCCTTAAATGCTACCACAGAAGGTGTAGTCCTTTGACCTTCACCATTCACGATAACTTTTGGTTCGTTACCTTCAATCACAGCAACACAGGAATTTGTCGTTCCTAAATCTATACCAATTATTTTTCCCATTTGTTTAATTTTTTTTTATAATTATTTATTTATGGGAAATATAATAATAGTTTCCCATAAATCAAGTAGTCAAATAACATACCATAACAACAATACTGACATTTTGTCATAGAGACATGACATAACGACAATGGTTGATTATTAATGTTATTGGCAGTATAATTATAAGTAACTAAAAAAAAAATATATCCATGAAATTAGAAGGAAACTTTGCTGACTTCGAGTCCGATGACTCTAGCAGTAAACCAAGAAAAGAGAAAAGTAGTATCAAAAGTAGGACACCTGTTCTAGATAATTTTTCTAGAGATTTGATACTATACGCTGAAGAAGGGAAACTGGACCCCGTGGTAGGTAGAGAAGAAGAAATAAATAGGATTGCCCAAATATTATCTAGAAGAAAGAAGAATAATCCTGTTTTAGTAGGTGAACCTGGTTGTGGTAAAACTGCGTTGGTAGAGGGGTTAGCTATTAAAATCAGTGAGGGTCGTTGTCCACGTAACCTATTAGATAAAAAAATAATAGGTTTAGATTTGACTTCTATAGTAGCAGGCACTAAGTACCGTGGTCAGTTTGAGGAGAGAATGAAAGCTATTATTGATGAATTAAAAGATAATGATGATATCATTATCTTCATAGACGAAATACATACGGTAGTTGGGACAGGTAACGCTTCGGGTTCTTTAGACGCTGCCAATATATTTAAACCTGCTCTAGCAAGGGGAGAGGTCCAATGTATTGGAGCGACCACGATTGATGAGTTTAGAGAAAATATTGAGAGGGACGGTGCACTGGAAAGGAGATTCCAAAAAGTAATGGTAAACCCTACGACTATGGAAGAGACATTACAAATACTTAAAAACCTAAAAGGTAAGTATGAAGACCATCACAAAGTAAGGTTTACAGAAAACACCTTATCTACGTGTGTTATGTTAGCTGAACGATATATAACCCATAGAGAATTTCCAGATAAAGCTATAGATATAATGGATGAGGTAGGAGCTAAAGTACAAGTAGATATCACCTTTCCCAAAGAGATAGAAGACTTAAGGAATAAATTGGCTAATTTAAAAGTGGAGAAGATAGATGTGGTAAAATCTCAGAGATATGAAAAAGCCGCGGAACTTAGAGATGAAGAAAGGAAGGTGGTAAATCTTTTAGAGGATAAGAAATTAGAATGGGAACTGGAGATGGAACATAGTAGGGTAGATATTACCGAGGAAGACATCTATAAAGTAGTGTCTCAAATAACTAAAATTCCCTTAACTAAATTAGATAGTAACGAAACAAAAAATCTATTAAATTTAGAAAAGTTATTACAGAGTTTAGTTATAGGTCAAGATGAAGCTATTAAAAAAATAGCTAAATCTATTAGAAGAAATAGGGTCGGGATTCGTGAAGTTAAAAAACCTATTGGTTCATTTATGTTTTTAGGTTCTACTGGTGTGGGTAAAACTCATTTAGCTAAATCAATAGCTAAAGAAATTTTTGGGAGTGAAGACGCTTTAATTAGATTAGATATGTCTGAATATAAAGAAAAATTTAACTCCACTAGACTAATTGGTTCTCCTCCAGGATATGTGGGATATAATGAAGGGGGTCAATTAACGGAAGCTGTAAGAAAAAAACCCTACGCTGTTATCCTTTTAGATGAAATTGAAAAGGCTCATTCAGATATCTATGATTTATTACTCCAAATATTTGATGAAGGCCATTTAACGGATAGTTTAGGTAGGAAGATAAACTTTAAAAATACTTTAATTATAATGACTTCTAATGTGGGGGCTAAACAAGTTAGTGGGTTTAATAAACCCTTAGGTTTCTCTACCAAAGATAGTGAATCTAGATTAGATGAAGCTAAAGACCAAATAATTAAAAAAGCACTTAAAAATACTTTTAAACCAGAATTTTTAAACAGGGTTGACCAGATAGTGGTATTTAAACCCCTACAAAAAAGAACTATTAGTAAAATAGTTAAATTAGAATTAACTAACTTACAAGAAAGATTAACTGAAAAAAAATATAGTGTCTCTTTTGATAATTCTATAGTAAAATATATTGTAGAAGAAGGTTATGATGAAAAGTTCGGTGCCAGACCAATAAAAAGAGCCATTCAAAATAAACTGGAAGATTTTATTTCTGAAGAAATATTAAAGGGTGCCGTTAAGACTGAAATAGAGTATGAAATGGTAGTAGATAAAGAAAATGTAATTAGTCTGGATATAGTTGAGTAATTAGATATCTGGATTTTCAATAATTGAACGACTACCTCCACTAAATATAATAATTTGTGTAGTTCCTGTTGGGTACATGTAAGTAACGCCTAACTCATCAATTTTTTCAAAACATTGTTCTATGTGGGAAGTATTTAAAATACTTTCACGGGCATATGTTCTCCCACTGGTCTCAAATAAATCGTATATTTTTTTATCACTATATATTAATCTCCACATATCAACTTGTTGTTATTATCCAATTATAAGGAGAACCTGTAAGTGTGTTAATCGCGGCAATCCCATTAAATCCACCCGATGTGGTATCGGGAGCACTATTAGTTCCACTAATATTTAAAGTAACTCCACTCCACCCTGTAGTATTCCACCCTGCAATGTCCGCAAAGTCCTCTAGTAGATGGTTTACGTCAGTGGCAGTTAAACTATTATTATATAGACGAATACTTGCTCCTAAAGTACTGTTAACATCCATGGTACTCCCAGATAATGGTTTAAAATCTACATGGTTCCCCGCAAAATTACACCCGTCCATTGCAAAGGCATCGTTAGCTGGTATAACATTACCAAAGGTTTGGGTACTGTAGGGAAAAACAACGTTTTTTAAGTTAGAGTTACTGGAAACATTAAATGACCCCCCTAATCCACTTAACATAGAGACATCTAGAATTGTTCCCATATTACAGGCATCCGCCCAATACCTGGTGAATACTTCACTACTAACCCCATGACTAATGTCGGTTAAATTAGAATTATTATAACATTCAAATTGCCCTCCGAGTCCCGTTAACATAGATAAATCAAAAACACCTGTTAAATCACAATCGTGGACTTTATACACCGTAAACGCTTCACTCGTTGCACTATGAACTATGTTGGTTAAATTACTGTTAGTGTGGCCATAAAATTGGCCTCCCATCTCACTAAAAGGAAGATAATGGGTTCCGGTAATGTCACAACTATTCATAGAATAGTTGGTGATAGTTTGTGGTGAAGTAGTGTGGGTGATAGAGGTTAAATTAGAGTTCACTTGTACACTAAAAAGGCCTCCCAAGTTAGAGAACATGGACATATTTAAATTACCTGTTAAATCACATTGTGACGCACTATAATAAGTGATGACAGCGGTAGAAGCGGTATGTGTAATGCTGGTCAAATTAGAGTTACCATTTAACCTAATATCACTACCCAATGTGGGAAACATGGTTAAATCATGGTCACCAGTTATATCACATGAATAAGCCCAATAAAATAAGTTTGTATAAGGAGTGTAGGTGTGAGTTATACCAGTTAACAGAGCATTTCCACTTAAATTAAGGGTTTGACCTCCACCTTTAAATAAATTACTCCACCCACTCAAATTCACATTTCCCACCACATTATCTTCAAATAGATTGATAGAGGTTAGTGTAGATAATAGATTAGTACGTAGAGTTACAGTTCGGGCGGAGGCTGAAGGAAACATATATGAAATAGAATTACCCGCGGTATAACCACTCCCAACATCTAAATCCCACGAAACCCTTCCGTTAATTTTACTAACTGTTGGGTCAAAGGGTGTTATGGGGTCAGGTAGTAGTTGAATTGACATTGTCTCACCTACCTTACTATGAGACCTAAATACTCCTTTACTCATAACTAAAAATTTTAAGTGTAATCATTACCTACCGTCCAAAAAGCTGCAGTTCCATTATAGGTGAAAGATAAGATATCTGTAGCACTCGCAGTAGCGGTTAGAGTTGCTACACCACCACCACCATTGACCACATAATGTGTTCCTGCACCACCATTAATGGTTCCGAGACCCAAGGTTCTGTTTCCCGTCGCGTCCTGATGGACTATAATAGTACCATATTCTCCATTTATTACATTTGTTAAATCTAACTGACCATTTGCAACTAAAGTAATTTCAAAGTTAGTGCTCTGCCCACTTAAATCCCATGTCCAGTTACCTGCTGGGGTACCCCCAGAATAATAAGCATCGATTTCACAACAATCACCACTAGTGTCACCCGTAATGACTAAACCATCACTGGTAATACCTAAACTTGCGATAGATGTACCACCAGGTGCGTTATTTATGTTTAAGTAAGGGACATAAACTGTATTATCACTTCCACCAATTAACCCTGAACCACCCAAAATTACAGAGTTATTTACAACTGGGTTCGTGAGGTTCGGGTATAATGCGTTACCTATTCCACCCACAATAGAGGAAGAAAAACCAGATGAAATGGTGTTCCCACTACCACCTATTATAGTATTGTTATAACCATAGTCCACCTCGTTATAGACTCCACCGACTATTGAAGACGCGTCTGTACCACCTAAGATGTGAGCATATCCCCCTACAATGGTATTAAACTGAGATATCATTCCAGAACTCATGTAAGGATTGGATATTGTCGAGTTGGGGGATAATAGTGCCCCACTATAGTCACTATTTGACACGACACTACGAGACCCACCCAACAGAACTGCTCCACCACTCTCATAAATTGCGTGACAATTACCAACCGATTTACCAGTACACTTACCACCTATAATTGCACTTCCACTAGATGATTCAAAACTACTACCACTAATAATAGCATACGTGTGCCCTAATATGTGAGCGTCCGCTGTATTATTAATTACATTCGTATACCCACCAGTTATGGATGAACCAGATGACGCAGTATCTATAATATGGTTTTGACCTCCTAATATACTTGACCATGCACCTGATACATAACCCGTAGGGGGCCCACCCCCATTTACATTATGGGAATATACAAAAGATGTTTGGCCATTAGCAGTCACACCGAAACCACCAGCGTGGGAATTATTACCTGCCGCTTGGTTGTCTTCACCCTCCGCTACAGCATAGTCCCCAGTAGCGTCCACCGTACTAATGTTAACTGTTTTTATTGAGTAGTCACCCGTACTACCGGATGTCCAATATAGTGAGGAGTCAGTAAGGTAACCAGTCACGTCAAAAGTACCACCACTATTATTAGTAAAGGTACTGACCCCAGTTGATGGATTATGTGTACCACCTGTAACGAAAACATCAGTACCACTTCCACCACCAGTACTCGCAATCACTATAGAGTCTCCACTTATGCCGATAGTAACTCCGTTGGTTCCAGATAAAGAATAGAGATTCATGGTGCCGTCATTGGGATTCACCTGTTTATCCCTAAATATACCAATGCCCGTACCCACATTTCCACAGGTGGTGTTATCTATCTTAGTACTTAAAATACTAAGATTTCCATCCAACTCACCATGGGTTAATGCTGTGGTTTGACTCGTTCTTAAATAAAAGGGTAATGGTAAAGGCATATCTATTGTTTTATAATAAATATTACCTAGAATAAAATAAGATTAGAAAAGGTAAGGAGGGTAAGGTTGTTGTTGATGTATAAACTGGTATTTTTCATTACCTAGTTGGTGGACCACCTTTAAACCTAAATTAATAGCGTTCTGAACATCTTCTACCACAACATATTCGTTTTTGGTGTGGTAACGATAATACCCTGCCGCGAAATTTAAACAAGGGAAGTTAAATTTTTTCTTCAACATCATAGTGTCAGTGTAAGGGTGATTTAACCATTTGGTGAAACCATGCTCTAAAATTATATCTTTCACGGAGTTGAAAAATTTACTTTCTTCCTCATATAGTTTAACACCCATTAAACTTTTACTTATAGTGTCATTTTCAGTAGAATCGAATTGGATTGCGTACCCCACATTTTTAAAGAACTCTGGGTCCGCTTCTCTAGAACCGTTACACCCCGTTTCTTCCGCTATCGGTAAAAATACCTTACAGACATCTAATTTTTCCAACAACTGTAAACATATGAACACGCCAGCTTTATCATCACCACCTATTCCTGTGGGTAACCCCTCTTCTTTATCGTATGCTTTTAACGCTAGTTTAAGTTCGCCTTGGGAGTTAGGTAATTGCTCCTCAAGAACGACCATTTCTGTAATCTCATGTACACTATCTAGATGAGCTACTAAACAAGGATAGGTCGAAGAGTCTCCCTTAGTAATGTAAAGACTCCCCAACTCGTCCTGATAATAACTAACTGAAGGTAGAGAACTAATATAATTAATTACGTGTTCAATTAATCTATCCTCCTCCCAAGTATGGGTTGGGACAGAAAGTAAGTCTTTTAATTTATTTAGTGTTTCTCCATTCATCCTACAAATATACGAATAATATTTCGAACAAAAAAATAAAATTTAATTTGGTTCACTTGAAATTATGCCATATATTTGTACTATATTCATCACAAAAACATGCTCGGGTGGAAACTATAATAGAGTGTATAATTTAATTAGTGATTTAAATTTGGGAATTGAAAATTAATTAGTATATTTGTACTATGCACCAATGGCGGAATTGGTAGACGCGTCAGATTTAAGCTCTGATTCTCATTGAGGGAGTGCAGGTTCGACCCCTGCTTGGTGTACATTAATCGGTGGTCGAATGACCTTGTGGGTTCGACCCCCACTCTGGGTACTATAAATTAAAAGAGATATGAAAACAATAGGACAATTACTAAAGCATGACTTTGAGAAAGGTTCATTATACCTTTATGATTCCAATAGAAATCGAATCTATTTTGAGGATTCCGAGGGATATTGGAATAAAAGTGAATATAATTCCAATGGTAATGAAATTTATCATGAGTCCTCAACTGGATATTGGTCTAAATATGAATGTGATGCCAATGGAAACCAAATCTATTATGAGAATTCCGAGGGATATTGGAATAAAAGTGAATTTGATACCGATGGTAATAAAATTTATTATGAGGATTCCGATGGAGTTATTGAAGGCAACAGACCAAAACCATCTTGCGAAGGAAAGGTGGTTGTGATGCATGGGAAGAAATATAAACTAACAGAATTATAATATTTATGTATGATGATTAAGATAGCGATAGTAGTATTATCCATTATATTTTTTCCTATTAGCGTACCTTATTGGTTCGCCTGGTCATTGATTGAGACCATTAGAGATAATGACTCCGTGAATCCATTGACAATCAAGTGTAAGTAATATATTGGGGAGTTGAGCAATTGGCTGGCTCGACAGACTGTAAATCTGTTCCTTACTAGGCATGGGGGTTCGAGCCCCTCCTCCCCAACCAAAACAAAGAAGATGAGAAAACCCTAGACAGTCAAGAGAAGTTATAGATAACCTTTTGACAGAGAACTTCTAACAAACATGGCCCCATAGTTAAACGGATATAACAAGGCTCTTCTAAAGCTTAATTCCTAGTTCGATTCTAGGTGGGGCTACTAATTTTTTCGAAAGGTAGGTACATACCAATTTTAAGGTCGAACAAGAGGAGGGTTCGGTTCCGATAGGGTCCACAATTTGTTTATAAATTTGACTACTTATAATTTATTTGGTATATTTATAATTGTTCTTTGAAATTATGGGGATGACTGGAATTGATTGACATTAGTTTGATTGATATCAGCACGTCGAGGATAAACTAACCTTGTAAAAATAGTTTACACTTCTAATCGGCAACGTATTAGATACCATGACAACTCTCGGTCTTATCCGTCAGGAGTCAACTGTAGCGGTAGCGTAATTAGATTACGACTAAAGCTCCATCTCACCTAAAGAATTTAAGGTTTGTGTCTTTAGTGTATGAGATGTCATCAGACAAATCGACCGCACCAATATCATTAAGGTGGTTAAATAATATTATGAGTAGGACTTCTGGATGGTTGTTTATTCTATAAAGGTAAGTCCGAGAATAAAAGAATAAACTAAGCGTGTAGGATAGGTACGATAGGCAATGAGCAAGACGAGGGTTCGAATCCCTCCATCTCCACTGGAACTTTTGGTAGCCAATTGATTGACATTCTCAGATATTAGTAGTATATTTGTTGTATGGAAAAGAAAGATTGCATAGAAAGAATTTCAAAGTTGGAAGATGAATTAGTCCAACTAAGGGAATGTGTTGATAATGAGAGAACATTTAAAACTGGTGATTGGGTATGTTTCAATCATGGTGAATACCCAGAACATATTTGTAGGGAGCCGTGGATGATAACGCATTGGTCTTATGAATATTACGCCAATGGTCACCCACAGGGTAGAATACATAATTCCCCTAAGTCTGGTCATGAAGAATCTTGCTTACGTTATGCACATCCTGACGAGATTGAGTATTATAAGAGTGGTTTACCATACATATACCATAAGGGGTTACAAGAGTATTTGAAAGTTGAATTACTAGATGGTGACACACACTTTAAGATAGGTGATATAATCGACACTAGAACCCTTAGTAAACTATCACCAAAGGAGTTGGTGGGATTCTTATTAGGTATTAGTGAAAATAAATATGAATACCTTTCCACTATTATGGAAAAATTAAAGTAAGAAGTATAAGTGAGGTATGAGCAAAATTAAGAACTTCTTAAGAGAGTACAAGAGTACTATAAACATACCAGCACTTATTGTGTTGGTCGTCTTATTCGATTCGGTTATAATGCTCACTGAGCAGAACGTGAAACTAATGCTTGGATTCGACCTTTTCCTTTTCGTAGGGACAATCGTCAATTATATTGGTTGGAAACTAAGGAATAGGAATGAGGAAGAGATAGAAGAAATGGTATGTAGCAAATGTGGTAAGACACCAGTTTACATAGCTTGTCCTGACCATTGTAAAGAATGTTTCATTAAGTACGAAGTAAAAGGTAAGTAATATGAGATTTCACGAAGAGAAAAGAGTTACCAATGGGTATGAACAATGGGAGCAGTTTAGGGTTGTACCAAAATTCGCATTCTTACCTATGAGAATCTATCAATATACCTCACAACGGGTATGGTGGTTCTGGTTGGAGCCAGTATTCTTACTACAAAGTAAGACCTATGGCTCATCATCAAAGATTGGACAATGGTTTGATTGGTATCGCAAAGGTTATCATTGGCGAACGTCAAGACCAGCCAGTGACGAAGAATATAACGAATATATCGAATATGTCGATAAAATGCAGGTGTAACCGAGTGTAGCTACGAACTACATATCCGTAATAGGAGTTGCAAATGTGGGTTCGATTCCCACCTCCGTCTCCCTGAACTTTTGTACCTTACTTGTTGGATAACCAAAGATGGTTCCAATAAGAAGATAAAGAAAGAAGAGTTAAACGAATATATTGAGAATAGTTGGATTAAAGGTAGAAGATAATACTTTCGTAATTTACTACATATTTAATAGAACCCACCAAAAACATTAATAGTGCTGAAAAGCTTCCACGTAGTGGAACTTTAGACCCTCCTCTTGGGACCTTTTTTATTTCTATACTATTTAAATTATTTACTTAGATTTTGCATGAACTGTTGAAAGTATTTATTGGCCATCCCACTTAACCCATCACCCAAATCTGAAACCACGTTTTGTTGTCCAGAAGTTTCTGGTGGGACAGTACCACCGCCACTCAGGTCTTGTCCTTTAAATTTTTCTTTACTATCTTCCTCAACGTCTTTCAAGGAGTCCTGCACTTGCTTTTTCTTTTTCCCTAACGCACCACATACCGTATCTCTAACTTTTTTCTCTAAATCCTGATAAAATTGAGTGTTATCCCCTAAGTTAGTTAAAGAATTACGGAATAACATTTCAAAACCCCCTTGTCCCATTAATTTAGTCGTTGCAAATTTACCTACAGCGTATTCTATAATGCCCTTAGTTAAAAATGGCACCAGATAATTACAATTCATTAATTTAGGTATCTCAAAAAAAGGAATATTAGCTAGGGATTGAGACAAAAATGTCCCAAACTCCCCACTTAGACCAAAGAATTTTAATATCCACCCATATATACCTTCACGAACGGTTTCCCACACTGTCCCCCCCGGACCTTGATTTTGTGACATTGAAAAAGCAGCTTGTTCATTAATTACCCTTTCATTTTTTTGTAAGTAATTAGATAAATCGGAAGTAGATATGCCGTTTCTCTTTAGTTTGTGAATTTCTTTAGAGAAACTCTCAAATACTAGTTCTGGGGATTTCCCCCTACTCTTTCTTTCGAATCTATCAGCCCAAATACCTATCCTTCTTTCTTTTGATTCTGAAAGAATGGGTTTGTGATGTTCTAATGTTTCTTCGTTTACCATATCCTCAATAAACGATACTAATTCTGATTCTTTAAATTGTAATTTAGTCATTATTTAATGTTTTATCTTCTTCTTTTATTTCTTAAATCACCGTCATGTTTAATTCCGTATTTTCTTTTAACACGTCTACTTTCTTTACCAGTGAAGTTATATGCTGCGTAACAGTATTGTAATACTTTATAAGTGTTAGGACCACCTACTGTTGGTAGTGCTTTGGAAGATGCCGCTATCACCATCACACATTCATCTTTGGTGGCTTTAGTATCATTTATCTTCTCTAGATTTTCTAAACTATCCTCAGCAGACTTTTTACTACTAAACCTTCCAGAGGTCATTTTTATAGCGTCTTCAGTTTCTTTCGATGGTTTACCATCACTAACTTCTGTTTTAGGTGGTTTACTACCACTAACTTCTGTTTTGGGTGGTGTAACACCACCCATACCACTTATCATTGAATTAGCGGTCTTAGAGTCCACAACACCGTCTGATTTAATTCCCTTTCCTTTTTGGTATGTTTTTACCCCTTGTTCTGTTTTACCATCAAAAATCCCAGTTATGGGGTTAACGTTTACTATCCTTTGGATTACGGATACGGAGTCTCCTCTCATCCCTTTTCGGATTATACCATTACCAGCTGCAACTGCAGTTAATGTAGGTGCTACTCCGTATGATGATTCATCATCTTTTTCTGGTTTACTCTCCGACTCTCCACTTGTTTTTCGTACCCTCCTAACCCTATATTGGTTGTCTTCCCTATCAAAACTAACTGAATATTTTTGTTCTGCAACTAATTTACTTTCTCCTAATAGTTCACCTAACCCAGTAATAGACTCCCTTAGAACTTCAAAGTCCTTAACACCCATCGCTAATGCAATAGCAGCTCCTTGAAGTGCTGTAGGCTTTCTTTTTGTTATTGTAGGATTGTCTCTAACCAAATCTTCAATGTATTCATCAGCAGTACCTTCTGGTCCTTCTATGTCTGCCAAATTCTCATCTACATCATATATGGTACCCCCAACTTCAATATCCTTAGTTAAAACTAATATATCTTTTTCTGCGTCTGATTCATCGTCTGCGTTACCAAATACTTTGGCTAATTTTTTCTTATTCACCTCATCTATAACTGCACCAATTTCACCTGATGGAGTCTGGAAGTAATACTTATCATCAGAATTTGCTATATATTGAAATTGACCTAGATAGTCTTTACTACCTGATTTGAATGTGGCGGCTAATTGTGCGTTTCCACCATCATCTACACCGACAAATAAATCTACAAGAGCACCACCCAATAACGGAGAATTAAACTTAATCCTATAAGCTGGTAAACCTTCAGGTCTTTGAATAACGTCTTTAGCTTCCTTTTCTAGTAATTCTTCTAAATCTTTACTAGTGAATATTCTTTTACCATTAATAATGGCCAATGGTTTTCCTTTAAGAATATTGTAAACTTGATTTAGGTCAGATTCATCTAGTTCATCAATCAACTCTTCAAATAAAGGAGTATCGTATTTTAATTGATAAATTTTAGAAAGATGTGAACAATCTCCTACTGTGTTGATAGCTTGGAAAGATTTGAAAATGCCTTCTTCATCAGTCCCTAGAGATTCCGTCGCTCCAAAAGATATTACATCCACAATACCTTTTCCAAAGTATTTTTCACCCCCCTCTGTCGCATTATAAATGGCTGTTGCTATTTGTGTGATATCTGATTCTGGTTGAAAAGTTACTGTTATATTACTCTCATCGTTATCCATCTGCACCAAACTATCATAGTACTCTGGGGCAAAGCACATAGACAACCAATCCTCTTTTGATGGTTGGTCACCACTTGCCCAATCCTCTTGACCTGCTACCGCGTCTCCAGGTAAAGGTGTACTACCCCCACTACCAAACGAGCTAATTAACCAAGCTCCTGTTCCCCACGTAAGCAAAGAACCCAATCCCTTAGCGGCTTGTGCATTTACTAATCCAGGTATATTTTTACTGATAGCACCTAAATTTTTTCCAGAGGCTATTTTACCAACTGTACTTTTAGCTAGATTTTTACCAGTGATTGTTTTTAATCCTTTAGTGGATACCTTCCCTAGACCTAATAAATTTTTACCCCAAGATGGTAATCGGGTACCGATTCGAGCACCCATGCCTGCTCCTCCCCTTCCTAATGTCGCAAGACCTCTTACCGCGAAAGGTGCAATCCTTGCGAGTCCTGCGATAAGTGGTGCCCATTCATTAAGTAATTTTGGGTTTTTAGATTTAATATCTGATTCTGTTAATATTTTTAAATCGTAAGTACGATTTTTAGTTTCTTCACTGTATTTTTTTGACTCTTCTAACGTAAAATTTTTATTGTATCCATGCACGTGGTCAATTTTTCTTAATTCTTCCGTCAATGACATTTTAGTTCTTTTCATTTTTTTGGGTTTCTTATAAATATTTAGTTATCTATTAAAATTTTTTGTTTTATTACTTTAGTGCGTCTACAAAATCCCCTTGGTCTCCTTTATTTAAAGTATTAAAGAATTCCATACCTTCATTTGAGTTTAAAAACTCATTAAATTTACCATTTAACTTACCTTCACCCATACCTTCTATGACTGCTGCACCTACACCTGTCCCTGTAAGGTAACTAATAAATTTCGCGTATAGTTTAGTTCTATTGAGTAATCCTTTTCGTTGCATTCTAGTTAGTACACCACCACCTTTACGGAATATTTTAACTTTACCTGTTTGTTTTGCTGCTTGAGAGAACACTTTAACATATGTTTGAGCATCTTTAGCGAAACTTCTAAAACCAGGTAATTTACCTATCTTACTTATTATTTTCCCTAGAAATCTCAGAGTGGTGGAGTTTTTCATAGCCTCTAGTACGGCTTTCCCCGCTTTTGTCTTACCCATCTCTGCAGCTACTTTTGCTGAGTTTCCACTTTTAAGCCCTGCATTAATAACTTTTGTGTTAATTTTACCTGTCTTCATCAGAGCTATAAATGGTTTAGCTACCGCGTCTCCCACATAAGGGATTAAAGATATTAAACTTAACATACCATATAAAACGTCACCTTGTTTGAAGTAAGACACCGCGTTTATACCATCGGCAATCCCTGTCGGGTCTACGATGCCCACAAAATCTAAAAAAGTATTATACCATTTACTCTCATTCAACGGACCCGTGCCAAATTCTGTATCATACTCTATTGAGTGTTTTCTTTTCATCTCATCAAAAGAAGGTTCATTGTAATAACTCCTAATGTCCCTATCTGCGATGGTGAATCCGTCATCATTAACTGTGAAGTCGAATGGTTCAGGATTCTTTTTAGGTCTAACCCTAGGTCTATCCTTTTCTTGCTTTATTTGTACTGGTCCATCTTCCTCACTGTCCTCCCATAATGGATTTCCTTTACCCCTACCAATATTATAAGAGTCTGCCCAGTGACTTACACCACCACCGGCGGGATTTGCCGGCCCCCTAGTCAACCCAGTTTCCCAAGTCTTCGCACCAGTACCACCAGCATCCGAAGTACCCTCTTCCTGTTCATTAACCATAGTTTTAATTATAGTTATTAACTCAGTTTCAGTTACGATTACTTTTTTCATTTTTTATTGTTCATTTTAACATCAACGGTAACAGCTACATCAACTCTTCCATCATTAGTTTTCCATTTCCAGGTCTTTTTAAGTTTATCATCTTCTAAGTTTTCTGTGGTACTTTTATTTCTTAAACTAAAAGCTCCTTTAGTGGCTTCTAAATGTCCTACAATATCATTAAAGGCTTTTTTTGCTACTGGATTAGCATCTCTAGATTTAGGCTCAATCTGATTTCCCATAGAAGAGTCTTCTTTTTTTTCTTCTAGTTCATGGCCTAGCGTTAAGTTTTCGATGATTTGAACTAGTTGTGATTCCGTAAGTTTTACTACTTTTTTCATTTACTTATTTTTTTAGTTGTCCACTCTCTCATATAATGTTTAGAAAGTGTATTAATCTTTTTATTAATAGTGGAAGTAAGGTAGTCTTCATCGTCAGACATTTGACACATCACCTCCTCAATTAGTTGATGTTTGAATCCTCCCCTCATTAATTTTGTTGCTTCTGTTAAGTTAAACTCCCCCCCATTATCATAAATAGTATCTAAGAACGTAAATATATTTTCCCTTAAACCTTCTTCAGTATAATGCACTTTTTGTTTCTTAACTATATCTTTTATAATATGTTCTAGATGTACACTTAATTTAAAGGCATTACCCATCTTATACTTTTTATTATAAGTATTTGGTTATTATAGAATAATTAGTTATCTTTGTGGTATTACAACATAAAATACACACCTTTAAAACACTTACTTATGAATAAATTTTTTTTATACCTCAGTTTAATGATATTAATTTTAACTAGTTGTAAAAAATATGAATTCGACTTAGTAGGCCCCATACCCACCATCGAAGGTACGGAATGGGTATTGGTTAATGGTAGGGCATACACTGAAAATTTAACTAGTGGAGCCTTGACCTACTACAACCACTTTAGTATAAACCAAACGGTTTCCAATCTGGACATATTTGGTGGTTCGTCAACAGACATAGATAACATTGAACAGGGTGTCACGACTTGGCATTTTGAAAACGGCATTTTTACTTTAGACAATAACATCACTTACGAATATAATACTCACGGAAGTGGTAGTAAAACTCAGTATACGTTAATAGGGGTCCCACCATATGGTTCAGCGAGAAATTTAGGTATTTTAGATTTTAATAGTAATGTATTGCATGTGAAAATTTATGAATCTAATGAATCCCACAATGGTGATAACTATCACTATTACACTATTTTAACATTTGTGAGATTGGGGTACGATTGCCCCTCTTGTGTGTTTATAAGTGAATTAAACTATACGTATGGGGGAATCCTTAATCTTGAAGCAGAGACTACTCCTGGACACCTACAATTAATCGGCACTTCTTGGGTGATAACTCGTTACGATGACGGGTTGACTCCTGTTTATCCTAACGACACTCTTAATTTTATTAGTGGTGTAACTTATAACATTAACGGATATTATACAAATACCTATTCCTTTTCTAACAACGTTGGCAATAATATGTATAATTTAACACTCTACGAATGTGTCACACTTGGTGGTAACTATTCTGGACATGTTGGATTATCCTTCATAGATGTGGGGGAGTTAAATAACTTAACTATGAATGGCATATTCGGAACCCCAGGTTCTATGAATGTATGGTTGGAACGCATTAACTAGTCCTCCAACTCGAAGTACTTGTCCAGACTCCCATCGTTCAAGTCATGAACTACTTCCAACCTATCCTTACATTCTACTATTAAATCCCAATCCTTTTCTTGTATGGCTTCCTGCAATAATTCTATGATGTCGTATAATTCCATAATGATATGATTTTTTGAGAATAAGTATTTGTAAGTTAAGTAAAAGACATTTCCTTTACGTAAAAAAATCATATCATTATTATATGGGAAAAAAAGATTTAAAAAATCAAAACAAGGAGTTGGTCGTAGACATAATCGACATTCTGGGGGAATTAGACCCCTCAAAGACCAATAAATTTTTAGCATTATTAATTAAACGCTTTAAAGAAGAATCTTCGGACTTTAAAAAACATATTAAGTCTGAAATTGAACATTTAATGGGACTAGAAAATTTGCGTGCGTTAAAGGATTTCAATAACCATTTAGAAAATAATAGAACAACCATTAAGGATGTTACACAAATAAATAATTTTGGGGATTTACATGAGGAGTTGGTGTTTGTTGAACTAAATCTTAAAAAAAAGGATTTAAAAAAAGAAATTAAGGTTTTATATAAAGATGAAGAATGGTTGGTGTTGAAACCTTTAAGTTACGATTCGTCTAAAGTGTATGGCGGTGGTACTAAATGGTGTACCAGTAGTAGAGAAGACGATACACAATTTTATAATTATTCTAACGACGGTGTTTTAATATATGTTATACGATTAGGCACTAATGAGAAATTTGGCATTCACTGGTACTTTGAAAAAAATAAGAGTGTGGAGATGAGTTGGTGGGATGTAGAAGATAGAAAAGTGGATTCCTTAACTCTAAATGTCCCAATTAAAATTACACAGGTAGTCTTAAACGAATTTTTAGAAACTAAAAATCCTAACTCACATTATTTTAAAGGTAAGGACAAAGAAAGAGCTCAACAATTAAAAAATAGAGGTGGTAGAGTAATTCCACTATATACTGACCTAGATATGGTAGGTCCTGAGACACTAACTGCACCAGACCCCCAATGGGCAATAGAAAATATAGGTAGCATTACCACCACACTTGATGTTGATGATGCTATCAATAAAACTTTAAAATACACATACATGGTAGAAACCATGAAGAAAAGTCTAGTGGGTGGTGACTTAGAATTGGATGACTAGGCCCAAAAAGACGAGTATAGGGATTCGTTTAAAACTTTAGGGTGTAATGGGGGTGAATTAAATACATAATACTCTTTATTGTCCACAACAGTCGGTTTTTCCCCACCATTGGTAAAAATATACCCTTGTCCTTCTGTGGTGGGCCCAAAAAAATAATATTTTACCTTATCTTTCCCATAATGTTTTAAGTCGTATGACTCTACCCACCACTGGTCATCCTGTTGGTCTATCCCTAAAAATGGTTTGACCTGATAGGGGTGTTTTTGGTTGGTCCCTGTTTTAATCATTGTTATATCTGCACCTTTTATTGCGTCATCAAATATTCCCGGTTCTCCTGAATAGTAAGCTTCCCATTCAACCCCATATAAATTCTTTAAATATTTAGCAGCATCATCTTCCGTCTTTTGGCCTCCCTCCCACTGTTCTTTATTATTTTTCACTAACTCATTAAATGTCGGTTTTCCCATGCCGAAAAGTTCATTTTTATTTTGTTTTAACCAACCCATAAACTCATCAATGTTAAAATAACAATTTAGGTTATTGTCATTTTTATGTTTTTCATAAGATTTAATCAAAATACGCCTTACACGAGAATTTGTCTCAAAGAAATTTAATATAGACCATCCGTGTGTGGTCCCGTAAGCTTCTGTACCTGGAACATTAACAAATCCATTTGGTATGTGGTATTTAGTGGGTTTACCTAATGGTGATTTATATTGTGCATATATTTCATTTAATATTTCTCTAATTGTTAATTGTAATTTTTTCCTCCATTTAGTATTTTGCCAATATTTCTTATCCATAATCTTGGACAGGTCACATTTACCCTCTCCACTTTGCACTTCAGATTGTGGTTGACTTCGGTTTAGTCTATTTAACAACATGTCTATCTCTCCTCTTGTATTACTATTGTAATTCACTTGGAGGTGGGTTTTTCCATAACTTTGTGTGGATTTTACTTCATCAGCATCTATTGAAATTGTTGGGTGGTTAGGTGTGGGACCTACTAAAATTATTTTTTCAGTACCAGGAAGAGGCCTATCTTTAACGTCATTAAAATAAACCAAACGATTATTCCAAGGCTCGTTTACCTTCCCATATTTAATCTCTTGTGTTTCTTGTTCATTTAATGGGGCAGATTCTTCTAGTAACTCATCAGTCTTAACAATTCTGTAAAAATCAATATCTGGTAATAGTGGCATGTTTCTAAACTCTGGTTTATCGGGGTCTATAATCCATTTTACAAGTATTTTGGTTTCCCAAGGCGTAGGTTCAAAACCTACCACAATCCCTTTAGTTGCGACGGGAATGGGACTCCAAGGGTCGTCCATGTATAATAACTGTATCACATCACCAACGACCACGGTAGGGTTAACATCATCCGCTTCATTGAGTCTTCTTTTTCTTTCCTGTGCCATTTTAAGATGAGGTCCTTGTAATACAAATACATATATACGTCTCGCAAGTTCTTTAAATATTTTATTTACATTATCCATTTCCATTGGTTCGTCATTTTGTTCCATGGATTTCATAGTTAACCTGGTCATCGCATCCCTAATCTTTTGTCTCATAGCCCACAAATAAGGTAATGGGTCGTCTTGTTGATTAAAGAATTCTTCGTAGTCTGGGGGCCAAGATTCGTTTTCGGTGGCCCATTGTATTATTTCTGAAGATAACTCTCCTTTAAGTACAGTTTCTGGGTCAGTTAGAAATGGAGATAAGTCTGTCATAATCATATTGTGCCTTCCCCACTGACGTAACCCCTCAACGTAATCAGAAATGAGTGACGCATCTGGCCCTTTCATAACTTTAACTAAATCTATGTTGTCTAAAAGGTATTTTACCTCTGGGTCATCTTTTAAAGCTTCTTGTATTACATCATCCTCATCAAACCCTTGGTTGTTATCTACACCGTATAATAAATCTGAAATTTCGTTTTCTTCATCGTTAATGCCGTCAGTTCCTCTCCACATAACTCCAGGTTCGAGTGAATTAGTCCTTTCTAAACCACAACCTCCACGTCCACCACACACTTCAGTTTCCCTATCCTTTCTCCACCATTTATGTTTGTGACCAGTACAATCTTCCTCAACTGGTAAATCCACTAATGGTATTTTTTTTAGTTTTTCTTGACCAATTAACTCACCAATGGGTACCCCGAACTCTTCTAACTGTAGCATATAATCGTATAACTTTTCATAGACTTGTTTAAGGCAATAAAAATCATTCATATACTTTCCTTCACAATTAGGGTCAATACCCATTGTTCCTTGGTAACATCTAAAGTCCATTACTAAATCATATATTACTGAATAAAGTAACATGCCGTGTACCCAATCTAAATTAGCTCCTTCATCTATAATTAATTCTCCATCTAATCTAGGAAAACTATTAAAGGTGTCTGGGTTGATTAAACCTAATTTTACACCTTCTCCTACCATATTTTCTTCTAGAATGTTTAACATGTCTACAAAGTTGTCTGTAGGGGTCGAAAAACTCTTTTCATAAGTACTAGGATGAAAAGTACTATATAGCTCACCAAAAAGTTCTCTACGCCACTTAGGCCAGAATTTTTCTAGGTAAATTTGTACTAACTCTTTTTGTATTTTAGGATTGTATTTTTCCATATAATAATAAATATCGTGGACTTGTTTAAATAAAAATACTATATTTAAAATATGAATAAAGATATATTATTATGTGTTCTCCTTTTAATGACTGGACAAATTTGTGTGTGGTTCCAGTTAAATGGTCAGTTTATTTGGAAGTGGTTTGAGAAAAATCCTTTATTACTTTCTTTAATGGGAGTGCCCATTAGTTATTTTTTTATTATAGCAACTAGATTAGGTTATCAGGGATTTAACAATGTTCTTTGGGCTCAAAGACTTTTAGGGTTTGGTTTAGGAATTTTTATATTTGCTGGTTGTACTTGGTTTTTTATAGGTGAGGGTATCGCCACCAAAACAATTGTTTCTTTAACGTTAGCCGTAGTACTGGTAATGATACAGGTTTTTTGGAAATAGCTTAATTTTTACGCTTTCTGGTAGATATTTATAGTTGTAACTAGTTAAATAAACATTACTAAAACTTTAAAAGGAGAGAAAGTATCTAAAATAAAAAAGGGACCTGTAGGTCCCTTTTTTATTATGATGAGGAAAGTAAAAGTGTTACCTTAAGAGGTAATACCAACATAAATATGTTAAAAATTACGATAAGTCACTTTTTTTTAATTTTTTTACGATTTAAGTACCTCTGTCCACTTTTCTTTATCTATTTCATAATACCATTTATCACAAGAATAATAGATAAACTTAGCGAAACCTTTAAGTAATAAAGGATGAAGTTTTAGTTTGTTTGGGTCTTTCACATCAAAACCTATTATTACTTTGTTGGAGCCTGGGTTAGTTGTAATGTCCATACTGTCTGGGTTGGCCAACCGTTCGACTAGTTGTTTTTTGGTGCCTGAAACTTTCAGACCTTGTTCTCTACACTTTTCTTTTAGTTCTTTTATCGTCATCTGTATTGGATTAAATTAGTACAATACAAATATAGGTAAATTTTTTTAAACTACCAAATTAAATTATTTAGACCCTCCTCTTTTAGGTTTATTTAAAGTACCTTCGTCTAATTCCCTATCTGAATCTTCACTATGTCCCTCACTTTGTTGACCGTGAATATCCCTAAGTAACTGACTAAACCCATTTAAAGGATTAACTAGAGATTCTCTAATTTCTATTAATTGACTCTTTAGACGGTCTTGTACTATAATTTCAGGGATTAAGTCACTAAGTAGGTTCATTCCATTTGTAAGACCTTTATAAGATTCTATCACCCTACGCATAATCACTTGTTCGTCTCTCATGCCTGTAGTTGGGTCGTCGTACCCACCGATTTCAGTCATCAATTTTTTATACTGTTCTTCAGATAATTTAATTTCCATACCAATAAATATAAATTAGTTACGGTTTTCTTTGGTGGTTAGAATATTTTTATTATCTTTGTAGTATGAAAAGATTAACAAAACAACTTCAACAGATTATTAAGAAAAAAAGATTTACTTTTAACAGTTTGGAAAACGGTGATAGGGCTGTGGACATAACACTCAGAATTCAAACCATTGGAACTATTGAAGAGGGTTGGTACACTGAAGAAACCCCTATTAATCACAACAGATGGAGTAAAATATATGTGAATGTTGTCGTATCTGGTACCGCAAGTACTAAAGCAAATTGGAGAGCTGGTGAGTCCTGTCAAAAACCTATTGAAGAGGTGGCTACAGTGAGTAGAAATAATTATTATCGTCAGGATGCTGCTTGGGGTTATGAACACCACAAAAAAATTAGAGAGCACATTCGTAATCTTTCACAAAAAGAAATAGCTGAATACCTAAAATTGTTTGGTATTTGTGATGGCATTCCTAGATATGGTCCAAGAGAGATTCAAATTAAAAAAATATCTTGGGGTAAAGTTTAACGATTCTTCTTAACGTACCCCAATCTTTCTTCAACCTTGTTAACTTCCTCCACAAATTCGTGTAATGATTCTTGGTCTATGTACTTACTAACTTCATTTAAGTGGTTAATCACTAAACCATGTCTGTCATGTGATAAGGCGTGGTTTCCTGGTTCCATATTTAATTGTCCCTTATCTGAACTTAAGGTTGCCCATTCATTCAATAAGTCATTACCGTCCTCACCATTATCGTCTGCTGGTTCAAACAACCTAATTAAGTTGTCGAATTTTTCTTGGAAATAAGCTCTTAAATACCCCCTCTTAGCTTTATTAATTAACCACTCCCTATCTGTTTGGTACTCTTCCCACTCATCCCAGTAGTAGTCTACTGCGGATTCAGCAACATCCTCTAATTCGGAACTAAACGGACTTGGCATTTCCTCAGGTTCACCCAGCTCTTTGTGCATATAACTATTAAAGTACCCTTGGTCAGAACTTCCCCATTCATTTAACTCTTCTTCGGGAAGACTTAAATTTGTCTTACACCCCTCATGTAATCTTCTAATTCTTTGGGTTTCACCAGCAGAATTATTATAATGAATTGGATTTGACCTTCTGTTGTTAAACTGGTGGCCTTCCCAGCGTGGGTGATTTAAATTCATAATTCTTTTTTATTATAAATAGTTACATAGTATAGAAAATTGTTTAACTTTACCCCATGGGCACATATATTGAAGTTCACATAAAGGAATATAGGAGAAAGGATGGCACATTTGTGAAGGCCCACACTAGGACTATTAAAAATATAAAAGGGTGGATGACATATATTAGAAAAAATAAAATTTACGACCCACAACAACTTTCGTTAGGACTAAGTGGGTTCACTAAAACAAATTTAACATGAAGGTAGAAGTAAAAAAGGTATGTGAGTATGACTCACTTGTGAGTAAACTACAAAAATTAAAAAAAGAAAACCATAACGACTACACTTTAGGTGCGAAAGTAAGAACTTTGATAGAATCTATAGGTGGTTCTATAGAATTGGAGGAGAAGTGAATTTAGGGTTTAAACTAAAACAACCTCTACATTGCAAAAACTACAGAATTGTTCACAAGCTAAGTCGGCATAAGTTTCCCACATATGTTCTATTAATTCCATTTGGGGGTCTGTGTATTCTCTAAATGACGTTTCTTTATTGAGGTAGGGTGGTGGGAATAAGTCCGTAATTTTTACTGCAGGTGTAAACACATTCTCCTCTAGATGTTCCAACTCACCTTTGGTTAGTGAAGACATTCCACTTCTACCAATTTTATGATTTATCCAAGGGAGTCGTTGTCCCTCATTACTATGTCTTTGTATATAATCTTCACTTACCATAGAATTTTTATCGATGGAAATCTTTATGTGCCAACACGAATAACCTGCATCACCAAAATTTTCCTGTTCATCAAAGGAATAGTCATATCCGATAGGTTCTACTTTAAATTTTAGAGGAGGTATAAAAGAGTGTGTAATTTCACGAAATTCTTTATTTTGAGCAAACTCAGTATTTTGAACCCCACCTAACCATTCTATTATTAATACAGGCATAATAATATCAGGAACATTAGCGAAGTGAGAATCTTTAAAAAGTTCCGAAGAATCTACCCCTAGTAACTTTAAATCAGTATAACTAGGTTTTCCTTTCTTATCCCACATTTTAAATAATATCTTTTTTAATTCTGGGGTAATATATTTAGTAAAATAAGGGTGGGTGTCTGTTGTATAAAATCCATCATCCCCCACTTCAATATCTTCATATAGGTCCTGAGGTGATGGGTGACGTATCATATCTAAAATTTCATTATACTCTTTTGAGTCTCTAAGATAAGTAAATCCTCCCACATAAGGCATAATTTCTTCTACGGTTGAGGGAAACTCTTGAACTTTGTTTTGGAGGTCGGTTACCTCATCAAAACTTGCGTTATTTGCAAATCTTATGATGTCTTTAAACTCTAATCCACCTATTAAATGAATCATACTATAAAGTCTATTATCTAAATCTACAGGGAGTTTTTTAGATAAGATATGTTTTTTAACTTGTGTCTCAACCATATGTGTCATACCTATAAATATATCACATGTCGGGATAAAAAAAAAGGGGCCGAAGTCCCTATATTTAAATTATTTTAAGAATCGAATATGTTAGTGATTGTTGTGTAGTAAACTAAGTAATTCGTACTATTTTCTTAACCATTCCGTTAGGATATCCCAGTTTCTGGTTAAGAATACTCCAAACGCAATTCCAGCATAAATTTTAAACCCTAATGTCCATAAACCTATGCCGATACCTAACGATAATAGAGCGGAAAAACTTTTAGAGTCCACCCAACCTGCTACCTTCGTAAATAATTCTTTTAATTTTTTCATAAATTTAACATTAAGTTTTTAAATGGTTAATTTCCTTTACCTTTTATACCATAACTCTTCTTAACTTTCAGAGAACCTTTCCCAAATCCAAAGTTATAAGAATTATAACACTGTTTTAAAGAAGAAGTGTTGTTTAATTTTACCCCTTTCTTAAGTCCTGCCGCAGCAGTCGCAATTAAAGTTTTACACGCTTCTTTAGTTGGTTGTTGACTAATAGCTTGTTCTAAATCTGCTATTTGGTCTTTTAAAGTCTCTGGTTCTACTTTTTCTTTTTCTATTGTTACTTTGTCTAACTCATTTTCTTCTTGTTTAGTGACTTCTTCCCCTGCCACGGATGGTTCAGGTTTTTCACCATCTAAAGATTTAGCTAATTTACAATCAAACACTCCCGTACCCCCAGCTTGTTTAATCGCTGCTTCAGTTTTAGAACCAAATTTACCATCTTCTGTTAATTTAGGGTCTACTTTAGGAGATTTATTTAATTTCACCTGAATATCTTTTACTACCTGTCCTTCGTCTCCTTTTTTTACTTTACCATTACAAGATATGACATCTGCGTAGGTTACTTCAGTTCTTCTAAATGAACTTCCACCACCTTTTTGGGCTTCTGCACCACCTTTTTGGGCTTCTGCACCACTAGAATCCTTAACTTTAGGTACGGGAAGTACCATTCCCCCAAAATTAATTTGTT